GCCATTGATTCAATAACTGTTTCAGTTATTGAACCTGAAACTTTAACAACTGGCAAAAAGCCTAGTGCATGAGTGTGCGTTACGAGATCTTGTAAAATGTCTTTCATAGTTTTTCCTTTAAGGTTTGTATTAGTATATAGGTTTTTTTATCAGAAGTCAAACAATTTGTTAAAAGTATTTGTCTGTTCGGTTGACCTAATGTCCCAGTTTAGAACACCGATTAAGTTATCCAATTTGTTATCAATGATAGTAGACTCCATTTCTTCGTGATTAAACGGCAAGTCTTTAAACCATTGTGGTAAACGTAGTTCGTCGACTGGATATGCTATTGAAGTAAACCCCATTGGATTATCTTTGAGTTTACAAACAATAACTTTAGCACCGTCTATAATGTTGGCACTGTATTTGTCGCCAAACATACGCTTTAGAGTATTCCAGTTGATACTGGCACGAACATGTCCTGGCATGTTAGCTTTACCGGCTTTGGCTTCTTTAGCCTGATATTCGGTAATGTTATTTGCACGTTTAGGACTGCCTTTTTCCCAACCGGGCCTAACTTTAAAATTAGTTCTAAACTCACTGATAAAGTCCAATACTTGTTGTTCTTCAGTTCCAGTTAAGACCTTTTCAAGAATATCGCTTAGGAAGTTTTGAATAAATTCAGGAGTATCACTACGCTTAAGGTCTAAGCCCATGGCCTTGATCTTACCTGGCTTGCCGTCAACGTCTGCACGTTTGCCTTCTTTGTCGTAGTAAAGCACAGCGTACCGCTTCTTGGTAATAAACAAACCCTTGCTAGCAACAATCTCACGACCTGCCTTGATAACTTCACCACGACTTCTTGGACAATGAAACACATCTTCCATGAATTTAGGGAACGTGCTATTAACTTCTTCACCGATTTGATCGTATAGTTGTATTACAGTTTCTTTTGACCACGAGATTTGTTTCGAATCGATATCTTTCTTAAGCGTCTTATAAGCAGAAAAATAACAACTATCAGTATCACCGTAGATAATAGCTTTTCCAACATGGTTGTTTTCTCCTGTGATAATTTCATTAACCTTACTGGCCATATGTCGAGCAATAGCACGACCAGTTAGTGTAGTACTTTGTCCAATCCGCTTGTCAAAGAACCTACAATGCGGATTAAGAATAGCACCATACAAACTGTTCAAGTTAATCTTCTTGACCAACTGACGCTTGTCCCAGTATTCTTCTTCAACCTTGTTGCCTGCTTTGATACAGTCTTTAAGTTTGGCCTGCATATCTTTACGTTCAGCATACCAACGCTTTAACAGTCCGGGAATAATACCTTCTTTCTCATAGGTAAAGATAGTTCCATTAGCTGAAATCATAAGGCTTTGATGACTGTCAAAAATAAGTTTATAAACTTCTGCGGCACTAAGTTTATCGCTTTTACCATCTTCCCAGTCGATAGTAATCTCTGTACCAATTTCCTTATTCATAATTGCTGTATATTCGAGACTACCAAATATACCTTCCCACGCTGCAGCAAATGATTTACCTTTGGCTACTAAGTTGTCAATATACTCTGCAGTTTGAGTTTGACGCAGTTGTCCCACAATAGTTTCCGGACCCATATTCAATGCACGAATCGCTGATGGATACAGTGAGTTAATATCTAGAGAACCGATCCATTCGTGAATACCTTCTTTAGGATAAGCAACATAGGCACCGGCAGCACCTTCATTTTCTGCATTTTCGTCACGCTTGATGCGATTAGGAACTTGAAAGCCCCTACGATGTGCTTCGTTAATAATGGCCTGCTCAGTTACAGCAACAGCACCCATAGTGGTCTGTAGCAATACAGTACATTCATGTGCCAGTGTATTAGCAAGATCTAAAAACTTGAGTTTATTATCTAGTTTATTCAATAGTGCGGTGTCTTGTCTATTATAGATAACAAACTTACGGAAGTCGTTGTTGTATAGTTGATCAAGTGTGCCTTCGTATACTGTTTTACTTTCGCCCACTTCCATTTCACCAATAGCATCTAATCGATAGGTGTGTCGTTCTTCGTATGTGTACTTGCGATATAACTCAAGACTGTCTAAGTGTACTCTACCCATCAAATCGTATGTGACCGCTTTCTTGCCATACTTTTCGTATTCTCGTTTCTTGGGCATTTGATCCCACAGACATAATCTACGAGTATCTTCTTTACTTAATACCTTAATGATTCGATTGACAGTATATGGCATATCAAAGCCTTCACTGTTCCAACCACTTAAAATATCTGCGTCTTGGATCAAGTTTAGGAAGGTGTCTAGCAGGTCTGCTTCGTTATCAAAGATGTGTGTATTAGGCAAATCTTTGACTAGTTCTTCTGCTTCGGCTATAGTCATACCTTTGGGAGGTATAGCCAAACAAACAAGTGTATCTAACCATTGTAGGTGAACAGCGATTGCGGTAATGGGCATAAATGCATCTTCTGGCGATGCATAGCCACGTTCTGGATCAAAGTCCACCTCAATGTCCCAAAATGCTACATTTAGTTTGGGAGCATCTTGGTTAATGTAGGTTTCACTTAGGCATGCTACTACTGGATTAATATCCGCTTCGTAGAGTTTCTTTCCACTGTTTATTTTTAACTCTTTGTGGAAATCTTTAGAGTTTTTGCAAACGATTCGACTTAACGGTTCTCCGTAGATACTGTTAAATTTTCCTCTTGGGTCTTCGTAGTAGAAAGTATAACGGGCCGGGAATTCTTTATATTCTCGCTTGCCTGCTTTGTTTCTTTCAACTACTCGCACCACATCCGCATTTCTATCAAAATATGCATCAACGTACAAGTTATTCTCCTATGCAATTTACGGCTTGCAAATACCAAACTAGCGACTTATGGCTCGCAGAACCTTTGTATTGTAAATTACTTATCATTGTTTTATAAGTATACTATTTTTATTGATCAAATGCAACTATTTTGAGTACAAAAAATCTCCTGCTAAATATTAGCTAATTGGAGATTACCTATAGTGCTTTCTTTGGAATTATATAAATTTCTTGAGTCAAACAGATGGAACAGTGCCACTGACATTCCGTGGGATCAGTTTGATGATTCCCTAACTGATATTCAAGCCCGTTGGATGCGCAATAATTGTTTGGGAGAGTTTACTACTATATCGGGTACCTACGCATTTATGCGAGATTTTAGTGATGATCCAGATTTTTGTAGTTTCATAGGTGTTTGGTTATTTGAAGAACAAAAACACTTTTTAGTACAATACGAATATTTAAAAAGATTTCGACCAGACCTAGTACCAACGTTAGATCAAATACAAAATGTTAATATTACATTTGAGCCAGTAGCCAATAGATGTTCGATTTTATTTTTACATCATTGTGAAGAGTTAGAAGTTATGAATGTTTATTTAAACGTGTCAACCGATTTTACTGATCCAGTTGCTAAAACATTATACAAAACTCTAGCAGCTGATGAGTCAAGGCATAGCAAAATCTTTTTTGATTTCTGCGTCAAATATCTTGAAAAAGATTATTATACAGCAGCTGATGGATTTAGTAAAATTGCACTATTTTTAACTAGCGACAGAACAAATAAACATCCAGTGCTTAATACAGTTAACAAAACAGAGCCTGGATTGGGTTCAGTACAATCTAGAAAACCTGAACCCAATCTTTATTCAAGAACGTGGAGCACATCAATGCAACAACAAGATCCATCTATTCTTCGAAACAAATATCTTAATTCTTTAAGTAGATTACTAGGTAGGGAATTTACCTGTGCTAAAGATATTTTAAAATTTAGGAAAGAATTAAAGATTCGATAACATCCTGACATAGCCTACTATGTCAATAGTAACTAACAATAGATAGTTTGCTACCATACCTGTACTTTTACGAGTCCAAGCCGCCCATCCAAATATTGCACATTGCGCAATAAAAATTGGATAGAGCCAAATAAACAAAGGATCCGTTGCAGCAGCTGCTAACACTAGTGCGCAACCTAAGCTCATAAACCATGCTGTGATTTCTAGTGTAAATCGGGTAGGCCATTCTCGATAGTCTGTCCTTGCCCATTTATAAATGCCTTTTATAAATTCCATTAGTCTTGTGGCAATCGCCCAGTAACACCTAGAATCATTTCTACATCTTCCCATGCTGATTCGTGTTCTTTCCAATTGTCTTTATGAGCAATAGTAATTGCCTTATTAATGACACTGGCCTTAATTTCAAGTTCTTCTGCAACAGCTTTGACTGTTTCTTTAAGACCTTCTTTAAGATCTTCAATTTCACGAAGGACGGTAGAACCTTCGGTGATTAGTCTTTCCAATTTTGCTTTCTCTTCAGGTCCGTACATGCGTGTAGACATAAATTCTCCTTGTTAACACATATTATATACTAATTATCTACAAAGGTCAAGCTCACAAAAGAAAACAGCTAACCAAAGTTAGCTGTTTTGTTTGGGCGTAATAAAATTACTTTGGAGCTACTGGAGCTGCACCTGCTGCTGGAGCAGATTGTACTTTGCCTGCAATCTTTTGTAATCGCTGTGCGATCCCAGTTAGACGTTTTTGTACATCTGCCGGTAATGCACCTGCAGCTTCTGCATCGTTAGCATACTTGTTAATAACTGCCATGTGCTTATCAAACTCTGCCTTATCAGCTGGATCCATTGCTAAGTTTTTTGCAACAACCGGGTCTGCAAATATTTTCTTAATTCCTTGATATGCAGCATATGCGCCAGCACCAATAGCACCGGCTATCGCTACTCCTTTGGCAACTCCGGGAACTCTCATTGCAACATTTTTAGCAAACTGTCCAATTTTTGAACCACTTCCAGGTTTAGCAGGAGTTACATCTCTGTACGGAGTGTACGGTATGCCGCTACCGCCTGCTGGTCTTGCAGGAACCATTGCGCCGCTGTTCGACCAGGTCGGATCTATGCGCTCTGGTGCTTCGGTTAATACCATCTTCATGAATTCCATCTGCTCAGCTTCGCTGAGTAACTTAATGTTAGTCATTACAAATGATCGTAATTCTGATTCTGTCATAAAGTCGAGGTCACTCATGTGTGTAACACTTTCAACTTTATACTTAGCTAGGATCTGTTCCATAGCACCAATAGATGCAACTAGATCACTTTGTGATTTAATCTGTGCGCCCTTGGCTAATAATTGTTCAAACTCGGGAGTAATTTTTCCTGTCTCTGGTTTGCCAGCCATCTTTTCAAATGCCTTAATACCAGCTTCAGTTGCCGGACCCATCTTACCGTCTGCGCCAGTCTTACCTACATCAATTCCTAATGCAACTAACTGATCTTGAACTTTCTTTACTTTATTACCACCTTGTGCAGCGGCTGCCGGAGCAGCCGCTGTAGGCGTTGCAGCTGGAGCACCAGCTGTAGTTACAGTTGGTTCACCAGTTTCTGGATTAATACCACCTGGCATTGTAACGTTTTGACCAAATGCATCAACTCCAGTTGCAGCACCAGACGCTGAAGGTGCAATGTTTAATGCATTTACAGACGCCGCTGATAACTTATCAATTGCTGCCTGTGCATTTTGTATTGCCTTGGCAACTTCTGGATCGTCTTGCATATCGTTAAGTTCAGCCATGATCTTTTTAATGTCTGCAACTTCTTGTTGGAACTTACCTGATGTAACACCAGTTGCAGGATTAGTAGTAGCAGGACCAGTACCTAATGTTACTTTTTCTGCAATATTAGATTCTTTAAGAGAATAATTAAAACTCTCAACAATATTACGTGCAATACTTGATTTAAATACAACTGATTCTGCAGTAGGTGCTGCTGAAATTTTAGCTACTAAGTCATTAAGTTGTTTTAGTTTTTCTTGTTTAAATTTGAAA